AACTACAGGAAAAACTGAGAAGTTTGACGCAACAGTTGTACCTGCTCTTAGAGGTCAACCTGAAAAAGCAATAGGACTACGAGAAGAACCTGTATTAAGTACTGCTCAAAGAATGATGAATCAAATATCAAAGCCTTACTGGAAAGCAGGACAAACAATAAAGAATATGTTCCCTGAAGTAAATAATGTAATGACTAAGATGATTTCTTTTCATTTAGAATGGTATGCCGAAGAATGGTACAAACAAGACGCTTGGCAAAAAGGTACTAATGAACAGCGACAACTAATATGGAAAGAAAAAGTAGTAAAACCTGCTAAAAAAGCAGTTGAATTACAATTAGCAGCAAGTTTAGATCCTAATGATCAAAGATTACAAATACTTTATGACATATCTAAAAAGAAAAGTGAGACAAGACTTTCTACTATTTTAAATGAGTATGAAAATTACTCTGGTAGAAAAGGAAAAAGAAAACTAACTGACTTAAGTATTACTGAATTACAAACTTTTATAGCATACATGAATGACTATGATGCTATGAAGATAAGAGAAATAGAAGCAATGGCTTTACCTTTAATGGAAGCTAATTAAAAAACTCTACCTTCTAATATCTGTATACCTTTTACACCACATAAATACCTCTGTCAAGTGTTCAATAGCTTTTTCTTTCTCTAAAGATTCACTCAAGTTATCTTGTATGTATTCCTCTAAAGGGTCTAACCTTTGAGATACCCCTTTTATCAGATGATACTTTTTATTCTTGATGTATTGTTCTGCCTCTCTAATTATACTCATACTCCGCATGAACCTCCTTGACCACTGATGTCACATATGTCGTGAGTCTCTACGTGTTCATCAAACTCTTCCCCTAGTTTCTCAACTGCTTCACTGTAAGGTACAGATGTAAGTGGCTGACCACCACGACTGCCATCAGGGTAGCACGTAAACCCACGTAGCCTGTGAGCGTAGCTTGCTAATGTATAAGCAAAGTCACGTACAGTATCTTCGTTGTTGAGTTTACTACCCCAAGCAGGAAGATTAATTGTAGAACTAATACTCATATCTACATAGTCTTGTACGTCAGCTTGAAACTTTATTCTTCTTTCGTAGTCTGAAGCTAAGTCTAACGCACTCTCTACTTGTTCTGGGTCTGTACCGTACAGATCAATGAGTTCTTGTGCAGCACTATCAACTACATATTGATATACCCATCGTGTATTCCCTTTTAAATATCTCCTCTTATATGCCACAGCAAAGATAGGCTCAATGCCTGTTGATGTACCAGCTAGTATGCCGATAGATCCTGTAGGTGCTATAGCTCTATTCGCTACTGGTTTGGTAATAGATAACTTCTCTGAGAACTCCTTAGAGACTTTATCAGACTCTCCCCTATATACTGAAAGCCACTGGTGTAACTCAGGAGTGACCTCATATTTGTATCCTTTTTTTATGAGCCACTCGTGTACACCCATGAAGCCTAGACCTAATCTACGGTTCTTGGCTCTCACTTGATAAACCTTATTGTAAGGTAGCTGTGCCTTTAATGTCCCACAGATAAGGAACATAGTGGCTAGACGTACAACATCCTTTAGCTCAGTAAGAGTTTCGATGCGTCCAAAGTTTAGTGAACCCAAGTTACATACATCACTATCATCTGCACTTGTTACTTCAGTACAAGCATTACGTAGTGTCTCATTCTCTTTATCAAAGAAGTTAAACGAGAATCCGGGTTCGGCTGTCTTCATAGCTTGTTTAACATTAGCCTCAAACGTAAGGCCAACTGCACCAGTTTCGTAGTAGTTAAGTAGCCAATCCGTATCGTAGTTAACTGAGACATTAGTCATGTCAAGGGGTGCAGGGAAGTTAAAGTCTTCTTGCTTTATATCCCAGAGAGTTTTACCTGTACTACCTACAGGCATTGATGCCCAATCTTTTGCTACCAAGAACTTATTTATGTCAGGATGTCGCCAGTTAAGACTAGCGTAGATAGCTGATCTTCTACTGCCACCTTGCATCACCCTTCTCCCAATCTCATTTATCATATTCATCTTAGGTATAGGACCAGATGCTTCGCCACCTGTCCTCTGTATTGGTGCGCCTTCTCCTCTGTAGATAGAGTAGTCTACACCTATACCACCACCTGTCATCAGACAACTCTCTGACTTCCAAGATAGGTTAGCCCAATCCTCTCGTGTATCTTCTTCAGCCTTGAGTAGGTAACAGTTGTTAAAGAACTTGTTAAGTCTACCTGCGTAGTACAAGTAACGACCACCGGGTATGAACTTCATGTCTCGTATGTATTCTTCTAGCTGTTGTCTCTCTTCTTTCGATAGGTAAGCATCTTGGCTACCTGTTGAGTCAGGTGATTTACATACATCTTCTACAAGAGTGTGAGCTAATGCAGCCCACGTTTCTGCTCCGTCATGTCTGTACTTGTGGTTGAATATGTCTTCTGAGAATTTAGATCTCAGCATAGGGTTTAAGTTAGATCTGTATTGCATTATCTGTTGTCTCCACTGCCTTTAATTTTACCTTGTCTCTTACGATTGTTTAGCTTGTCCATGTTGACTTCTATAACTTCCTTAAGAGAACTCTTATACGCATTAGCTATAGCTGTAGCGTAGAACACTACGTCACCTAACTCTTTGACCATGTCAGCTTTTGACACAGACTTAGCATCACGTATAGTTTTCTGCATCTTACCTGCAACTTCACCTGCTTCACTCATCAAACCAAATAGATTTTCAAAGAGTCTCTTCTCAGGCGGTGTAATAATCATGTTCTCTACCCACTCACTATAAGCAGTGAACTGATCTATTGTATCATTTACATCTAACTTACTATCAAAGTACCCCATCTTTTGTAGCTCCTCGTGTGTTACCATATTATTACCTTTCTTGTATCTTTATACTGTTTATATGTACATCATCTATGTCGTAGAATACATCCTCTACTAGTTCTCTTACATCTTGTTCGTGACCACCTTCATACATAGAAAGTATGTTAGCTTCTTCGTCTACTTCTATTCTGAATGTGACACTAAAGGATTTCATAGCACATCCTTACCTTCTAACACATTTATACGCATCTCTGCGTAGCGTCTAATCTTTTCTAAGTCTGTGATCTCTGACTCTACTGCATCCATACCTTCATATAACTTATGTCCTGCCCTGCTTGCATACTTAATTATGTTACCTATCTCAAAGGTAAAGCCATTCTGCATTATAAATGTTACTGGCTCTATAGCGTAACGAGTATAGTGAGAGGGTTCTTTTATTATGTCCTCTTCTTTTTTCTTTCCTGATAGATATTTAGGTACATCTATACTCATTTATCTTTCCTTTCAGTCTTTAGTACTATTCGTTTATGTTTAATTAGTTTACCTTTTTCTTTTAACCATGCTTCAGGTATAACCCTGTGAGCATACTTAAAGTTATTCTTCTCACACCAATCTGTATACGTACTCTTAGCTCCTTTGTAAAGCTTTGCTTTAGCATTACTAAATATAAATCTAATGTCTAACTCTGGATGCTGTTGTCTTATACAAGTATGCTTGTGCCTATCTTCAGAGTCGAAGATCCCTTTGCTTTCTATTATGATTCCGTTGTCTAACAAAAAGTCTGGTGTGTAGGTACGATACCTTAAGTCTTCCCACTCTACTTTAAGTTGCTCGTATCTTACTTTGGTTTGTACCTCTTGTAAAAACGCAGCGATCTGTTTCTCAAGACCGCTACGATATCTGTACGCATTATGCCTACGTGCTTTTGGCATCTGTCTTTTCTTCAACAGGTTTCAGTATCTTTCTTAGCTCTGCTAGTTTTACTGTACCTGCTGCTTTAAGACAGTTAAGTTGATGGTCAAGTAGAGTTATAGCGTTCTGGTTTATCTGAACCTCTTGCACTAACTTCTTTTGATCATCAGTTAAGTCTGCCTCTTCGTGTTTTACGTTGTCTATTGTAATTGTAGTCATGCTACTTCCTTTCCTATTTGTACGTAGTCTATCATTGGTTTTTCTCTGGCCTGTGATACTAATGATGGTCGTGTTTGTAAAGTAGGCCAACACTTATGTTTATATGAACAGAAGCCACACTCAGTTGTAAGCTTCTTGTTACCTGTAGGTTTCTTGTAGAATGTTTCCTCTATTGCATCAAAGCAACGCTTAAAAGGCTCATCATTATTTATGTAGTCATAAGTTTTTTCAATGTTATCTAAGACTTCTTTACTATCTACTGATGAAGCATTAACGTACTTGAACTGACCAGTACCTTTATTGACTACCCACCAACCACCTACATCTTTGTCTGCTCCTTTAGCGTACCCTACAAGTTGAGGTATGTAACCAAAGCTATCCCCTTGTTGTAGTGTCTCTAAGTTCACAAACTTATTGTTGTATGACCAAGGGGATGCAGACTTTATGTCATCAACTTTACCATCTAAGACTAAGTCATACTCTCCTTGTATCTCTTTACCATCACCTAACTTTAAGGTGACGTTATCATTGTCTTCAAACTGGACACCAGAAGCCCGAAGTAAACCCTTAAAGACAGCCTCCACTATATCACCTAACAACATATTCATTAGGAAGTGAGGTGGAAACGGAGTCTTATCTTTAGGGTCATTCTTCTCAAACCAGAGTTGACACTTCGGACGACCTATGTTGGACATCCGAAGCTTGAACTCATCTCTAGGCTCCCCGTTGAACTGCTTGTCTAAAGCATTAGATACATCTGTTGCTACCTGATCCATAATATCTTTGGATACAGAAGCTTTCCCAGCCATAGCTTTAGCTAAAAAAGAATAGACAGATAGTTCAGCAGGGTGTTCCATTATACTGCGGCTCCTTCTACGTTTACGAAGTCAGCATCATCTAAGTCTTTCTTCATAGTTTTAGCTATAATCTCAGACATACCTTCTGATGTATTGCCTCCATTCTTGGTAGCCCATTGATCAAGAACATATCCATTAGACCAAGTTACCCACTCAAAGAATCCTTTAAGTATATCATTATCAGAGTCTGCAATCTCTACCTTATCATTTACTTGTGTAACTATAGAAGAGTATGTGTTTCCTGTAGGAAGCGTATGCTCTTTAGCTGTTAATGATATGTTGTAGTTTATAGGCAGTGCATTCTTTCTAGATATTTCTTTGATTGCTATATCCAATGCTTTGATGCTATCTCTGTTCTTGATGTCCATAATGAATGGTATATCAGTACCAACATCAGATAGAGGTTGACCCGATTCATCTACAGGATCAGACAAAGTAACTGTACCAAAGATAACTTTAGTTTTCTTTACTTGTCTCATTAGTTCCTTTGTAGCTTGAGGTAGACCATCCCAATCTTGAACGTAACCTGTAGGTCTTCCAATGTTAAACCCACCTACATTATCTTTGAGATCACCCTTGAGATCAATAGACAGCACAGTCTTTTGCATTTGATTAGACTCACTATCCCATCGTGTCCACTGCTGTCGTATGACAAACACTCTGACTGAAGGGTTAGTGCTGTAAGCAACCTTACCTTCACCTAAGTCCAACTTGTATGCACCAGATGGCACAACTTCTGTCTTAATAGACTTGCCCTCTACGCTCATGTTACCCATGATACCTGAGTGTATCTGAGTCATCCTAGCTAGGCTAGAAGATTTCTTACCACCTTCACCAATAGATACACCCATCATCTCTGACATTGACATACCATTTTCTGTGGCAACTGTTATTTCTGTATTCATATTATCTTACCTTTCATAAGTTATAAGAGCCTATAGTTTTACTATACTACGTCTTTTGTGTCAAGCCAATTATTACCTATTTTTGCTTCAAGTAACATTGGTACACACAACTCTATTCCATAGGCTTCGTGTATTATTTTATCTAAGTCTTCATTTAAATTTCTTATAATCTGTAGCACATACTCCTTCTCGTTTGGGTGTACATCAACTACGGCTGAGTCGTGTACTGTGTTAACAAGACAAGACTGCAAAGGTCTTAGTCTTTCTTCTAGTTCCATAACTACTACAGGAACAATGTCTGCTGTAGCTAATCCTTGTACTGGATAGTTCTTAATCATAGTAAAGTGAGTAACCTTACCACCTGCTCTGCGTTGTGTATTAGGAAATGCATACTGCCTACCTGACACATTAGTTATCTTACCTGTAGCAAGTACCTCTTTAGCGAGAGACTTGTGCCACTTAGCTATGCCTGAATACTTATCGTTGAAGTGTGTATAGTATGCGGCTTCTGCCCTACTCCTGCCGTAACCACTAGCTCCAAAGAGAGGAGCAAATGT